TCAGCCGATGTCGTAGCACCCCCAAAAGTTAATTTACAATAACCCTCAGGTGTATACTCAGAAACAAATCTGTTTTCCGTTTCAATATACTTACCAACTTTAATACCTGGTTGGTCAGATGGTTTAGTCGGGTCTTCAACAAATATTTTTGATTCTGCCAATGCATCAACTTCATACCATTTATCTACAGAATTTATAAACTCACCATAAGTTGGTGGTGATTGATAGTTTACCCCGTCTTTTTGAATAACTGATGTTATACTAATAACATTCTTCTCAGGTAAGAAAAACTCATAGAATGGTCTTACATCACCATTATTAATTACTTTCTTAAATGTCTTCGTTAACCCGTTAACTACAACCTCTCTTTTAGTAATCGTATAATTTATAATGTTATTATTTGAATCAAAGTTTGGTATCTTGGTTCTGTTAGGGAATCCTTCACTGTTGTATTGTGAGCTAAAATCAATATCGTTAGGGTTTTCAAAAACTTGTCCTCCACCTATAAATTGGGAACCTGCTCTCATAACACCTAAGTATCTTTCATCTTCTTGGTCACCTAACGCTGGAACTGTAATAGATAGGTCCACTAAAGCAATCGAAGGTCTATTTCCTGGTATCTTAAGACCGTAAGTTCTGGCTATGTTATATATTGAAGACTTTTGTTGTGCATATTGTAAAACCGTTTCCTGAATACTACGGTCCATATGATAATGTAAGTTGTCACCAATCGCAGCATTTAAATCCATAAATACTGAATAGATTGACGCGTCGTTGAAGTTACCAATTAAATCGGGATAATATTGTTGAGTGTAATTGATTAACTCTTGCCTTAACGCCTGAAAGTCTCTGTCCGTGTATGATATTTTACGATTTGCCATATATTATTAAATATTTATAATTACGAAATCTCGTGATTCAAATGTTCCCGATTGTATTGTATAATCAATTCTTAATTTTGCGGTGTATTCTTCAGTCCCTCTACCGGGAATTTTAAACACTTGACCACCTAATTCCTCATAGTTAATCTCACCAGGTAATGGTTCACTTTCCAAATATGGCTCAATAGTTATGTTGTTTATTTGTAGGTTAGGTATATACTTATCCACCGCTTGTCTCACATCGGCCTTAATTGAATCGAATGTGGGACCATCCATAGGCTCAAAAATAAATTCATATATTCTTGTTCCAAAGTCAGGTAAATAATACCTACTACCCTTTCTGGTTAGTATAAGATGTAACAAATCAGCCCTAACTTCCTCTTCGGATGTTTGAGTTAATCTAAGGTAGTCACCACGAGGACTATCCCTAAATGGGAAAAATACACCATATGTTTTACCGTTTGCCATATCTGATAAATATAAACACAGATTATTTTATCTAAACCAATAATAAAAAAGGTCAGACANTGTCTGACCTTTTACCTTCCTTAACCTCAGAAGTGATTATAATTTTTCATTACTTCTGTTTTTATTTAATTATCCTTCACAAGCAACACATTGTAAATCATTCAAATTAAGTTTCTTTCTTGCGAAAGCCTGAGCCGAATTCATTGAGTGTTGATAATAAAGTGTCTTTACACCTAATTGCCATGCATCTATAAGAAGTTTGTTAACATCCTTTGTCGGCATGTCAGGTGATATCATTAGATTTAGTGATTGTGATTGGTCAATATAGTCTTGACGAACCGCCGCTTGATTAATGATTGATGCTTGATTGATTTCCGCAAATGTTCTAAAAACATCTTTTTGTTCATCAGTCAAAAAGTCTAAGTGTTGAACTGAACCGTCTTTCTTTTTAATCGTATCCCAAACCTCTTTTGTATCTTTACCCATTTCAGATAGTAAATTCTTAAGAACAGGGTTTTTAATTGTTACTTTAAGTTTAGCCACATCTTTTACATAACAATTAGACCAAATAGGTTCAATAGACTGAGATACTTGACCTAAGATAAATGCTGATGAAGTTGTAGGTGCAATTGCGTTTAATGTAACATTTCTCCTACCATAACCTTTCAAATATTCAGGTTCACCAAACATTTCAGCCAATTCTTCTGATGCTTTGTATGATTTTTCTTTAATGAGTTTAAACACTTCAACATTAAGTTTTGCCGTTTCTCTTGTATCAAACGGTAAGTTTTTAGACTGTAATAATGAGTGCCAACCCAATACACCTAAACCTAACGCTCTTTGACGTTTTGCAAAGTTATAAGCCTTTTCTAAGTAGAAGAATGCTCTTTTACCTTCAAGTGTTCCGTTATCTCTTAACTCTTCGATTTTTGTTAAAAATTCGGTTACAACCGCATCTAAGAACATAGTCATAGTTTCAACCGCATCTGTATCTTTCCACTCATCATAGTGAAGAACATTCATCGATGATAATACACAAACAAACGATTCTTCTTCGGAATTATGAAGTGCAATTTCAGAACAAAGGTTTGAGTTATAAATCGTCGCACCTTTATCTTTATAAACATCCACAGTTTTATTGTTCATCGTATCATGGAACATAATATATGGATACCCAATCTCACCTCTCCTTTGAATGACTTTCGCCCATACCGCTCTTTTTTCATCATCACCAGCAATCATTTCTTTCATGAACTGGTCAGTTACAGTAACCGCGTGTGTTAAATCCTGAATTGAGAACCCTTCGGTTCCAATTTCTAAGAACTCCATAATATCAGGGTGTTCAACAGGTAAGTATGGTGAGAATCGTCCTCTACGTGTTGAGCCTTGTGAAATATTATCAACAACAGACTGAAATAAGTTCATAAAATGAACTGAGCCAGGAGCATGTCCATTGTCTGTAATTTCAGCACCTCGACCACGAATATTACCGAAGTATCCTGATGTTCCACCACCCATCTTACTCATTTCACCGACCTCAGCCTGTGTATATAAAATTGATTCGATGTTGTCACCGATATTTGAACCGAAGCAACTTACAGGTAAACCCCTCTTCTTTCCGAAGTTTGCCCATACAGGTGATGATAGTGAATACCATCCTTTACCCATATAGTTGTAGAATTTATCTGCAAACCCTTCAATACCTAATAACTTCTCAGCGTGTTCCGCTATTGTTCTAATCCTTACTAAAGGTTCTTCACCTTCACTCAAATACCCTCTACGAAGAAACGTAATCGATTCTTCATTAATCCAATCAAAAGGTTTTCTTTCTTTCATATTTTTTTGTTATTTTTTTCTTATTTTAAAATAAATCGTTAGATGTAATTGACTTAGACTTCTTACTGTAGTTAATACTTCTTTTATAGAAAAAGTCAGTATGTTTTGTTGTTAAGATTTCATCATCAAACCATTCAGTAGTTTCCAATAGTGTTTCATTAATTTCAAAAACACTATCAACACCAATAGAGTTTAATGATATATTAAATCTAAACTTAATAAACTCCATTGTTTGTGCTTTTGTCAAAAAGTCTAAATCACCTTTTTCAAAAATCCAATTCACTATTTCAGTCTCAGCTTCATACGCCTCCATAGTTGATGCAATTAAGTCTTCAACCAATTGGTCAGTCCACCAGTGTGGGTTTTCTTGTTTGATAAGGTTAACCAAATCAAAACCAAACTCAGCGTGGATGTTCTCCTCTTTTGAGGTTGCTTCTACTGCGTTCGATATACCCTTCAACATATTCTTATGTTTGTTAAAAGACATGATAACTAAGAATTGCGAAAATAGTGATACATTCTCTACAAACATAGAAAATAAAACTACAGATTCAAAATAATCTCTGTTTTCCACTGATTTAGAGTTTGAAATAGATTTCTCTAAATACTTAATTCTTCTACGAATAGCAGGAACCTCAAGTAGATTTTCAAATTCTCCGTTTAGACCTAATAGTTGGATTAAGTGTGAATAAGCATCTGCATGTCTTACTTCAGATTCCGCAAATGTAGCACCAACGTTACCGATTTCAGGTTTTGGCATTCTTTTGTAAATGTCTCCCCAAAACGTTTTAACCGCAACTTCAATCTGAGAAATTGCTAACATTGCTCTTTCAACAGCGGTTTTTTCTTTTTCATTTAAGTGAACCTTAAAGTCTTGAATGTCTGATGTATAATTAAACTCAGTATGAACCCAGTATGAATGACGAATCGCATCCACATAATCGTTAAGATTAGGATAATCATAAGGTTTTAAATTTACTCTTTTTGAAAAAATATTTGGTTGATTCTTTGAGCGGTAAATAATGTATTCTTTAGCCACATCATTTAAACCGTTATCCATAAGTTTGTTTTCAACCATATCGTGTATTTCATCCACGTGAGGAACGTGGTCTTTGTTATTTCTAAAAATCGCCTTTGTAGAAATCCTGGCAATCTTTTCAGCCATTTCTTCATCAACTTTGTCAATACTTTCCATAGCTTTCAAAACCGCAATTTCAATCTTTTCTGTTTGAAACAGAACCTTATCACCACTTCTTTTGATGACATAACGAAGGTCTCTGTTTACCTGATTAGTTAAACTTTCCATATTATACTCTTTAAAATTTTATTAATTATTTGGAGTCTCCCTTTGTTTTCTTTTTTCTAACAACTCCTTGATACGTTCCTTGTTTTTCTCTTCTTTTTGTTCTTCTAAACCTAAGAAGGTAACACTAGAATCCGTATCGATTTCCATCATTTCGTTATCGAACTTACAATTTTCAAATACAACACCGTCTTTACCTATTCGGGATTTGGTAATAGCGATTGTTGCTAAGTTCATTTCTTTCTGTTGTAGGGATTTGGCAACAGAAATAATAACGTGACCAACTTGTGCTTTTTTAATTGAACCACCCATTTGGTCTGTTGTAACCACCTCTGATGAAATAGAGGAACGGTTACCTTGTGTTGCGGTCCAACCTACAATGTCTAACTCGTGACACATAGATTCAAAACCTCTCATCACTGAACCTTCACTTTTCCATTCGTCACCTAAATTTCGGTCAGGGACGATACAATCAATATAATCTAGCACCACCATATCGATTTTTGTTCCCTCAGCAATCATCTTACGAATCTGATTTTTAATCTGACTCATAGTTAATTGGTCAGAAGGTAACTTTTTCAATATAAGTCTGTTAGGTGCATTTTCTTTAATCTGTCTAACTTTATCCAATACTTCATCCTTATGTAAAGACAAATTGTCGGGAGCAATTTTAGTCCACATAGTGAAGTGTTTTCTC